CCACGCGAGCGATTAGGTAAACTGCGTTGTACTTTAGGAGCCGTAAGGGAGGAGGGAGAAGGAGCTGCATACACACGCAGCAGTCAGAACTGGCCTGAGTTCCGCACGCCTAATGGAATACTGATTCAACGCGCATTTTTAGGTATGAGCTTTCAACGTCGCGCGTTGATGGATGCAAGGTGGACTTGGGCAGGGCTTTATACCGTCAAGGAAAGAGCGGAAGCGATGTCGATGCCTATACCGACATTTTGGTCGGAGGTTAGTCAGCTGAAATCGTACCTGGATGGATACCTTGCAAACGCGCCGGTAGAGCAGAATCAACAATATACAACTTTAATGCCAATGAAAACAACTGCTTAAGTATGAGGGTATTGCGCTAAAATCGATTATAATTTATACATTTCGTGCAACGTGGGGATTGTCCCCCTCGATAAGGTAGTTCCCCGCATGAAAAAGCCGCAAGGCAGGAAGCGGGACAAGGTGTCAGTGATCGTGGGACCCCCGTCATCGGTAGTCGCTGAGCAGCTCCCAAAACCGAAACACTTCACGCAAGAAATTGCAGACATCATTTGTGAACGTCTGATTGAGGGCGAATCGCTCGCGGAGATATGTCGCGACGCTTCGATGCCGAAAAGGTTCCATGTGTTTAATTGGCTGAACGAGGTCTCGTCCTTCGCCGACGAGTACGCGCGCGCTAGAATACTCCAGGCCGATACGTACGCGGATCAGATCAAACTGATTGCAGAAGATGGCCGCCGCGATTATGTGCAAACAGCAGACGGGCGGCTTGTCCCAGACCATGACCATATTTCGCGTTCGCGTCTACAGGTCGATACTCTCAAATGGATCGCCGCGCGCATGGTACCTAAAAAATACGGTGATCGAGTCACCACGTCCCTTGTCGGTGCTAATGATGGCCCCGTAGAGATCCGCAATGTTGATGAACTTTCAGACAGCGAGCTTACAGCTATCGCCACAGCAGGCCGCCCAGCACCTGCTGAACCGGAGGCGGGCGAGGACTGACTCGATTGCTTACGCGGGGTACATCGACGTGCCGCTGCGGCCGCCGAGCAACGACCCTGACGCGGAGCTGTTTGCCCCTGCGGAGACGAACCTCTTCGATCATCACCGAGTGCTGCTGCAGGCTCTTGATGACATCTCACGCATTAACGATGGCCGTCTCATGGTGTTCATGCCCCGTGGCAGCGCCAAGAGCACGTATGGCTCGATCGTTTGGCCGAGCAAGTACCTTGGCGAGAACCCGAATCGCAAGTTGATTCTTGCGTCATACGGCGAGGAGCTGCCGAAGCAGCACGGGCGCCGTGTGCGCTCAATCTGCCGCCAGCCGCGCTTTCAGCGCATTTTTGGTTGTGAATTGGCGCGTGATTCCACCGCAGCGGATCACTTCCGCCTCACCAACGGCTCGGAGTACTACGCGACCGGCATGGAGGCGGCTGTGGTTGGGCACCGCGCGCACGGCATCCTGATGGACGATCCCGTGAAGAGCGCGAAGGAAGCTCATAGCGAGGTGGTGCGCAACACGACGCACGAATCCTATTTATACAACTTGCGACCCTGCCTCATCCCAGGCGGCTTCGTGGTGTTGATCATGACCCGCTGGGACGAGGACGATATCGCGGGGCGGATACTGCCGGAAAACTGGAACGGCGACAGCGGCGATATTCTCTGCCGGGATGGCAAAGTATGGCGAGTGCTTTGCTTGCAAGCAAGGTGCGAAACGCACACCGACCCGCTCGGTCGCGCGGTAGGTGAGTACCTATGCCCTGAGTGGTTCCCCGAATCGCACTGGGACGAGTTCAAACTCGTTCCCCAGCAGTGGGCTTCGATGTGCCAGCAGCTGCCCCGGCCGCCCGAGGGCGCGTTCTTCCTTGAGAAGTATTTGCTGGTCGAGGGCAAGCCGGCCGCGATGCCCTACAAAATCTGCCTCGTGTATGCGGTGATTGATTCGGCCACGAAGACGGGCAAAGAGCATGACGGCACAGCGGTCGGGTATTTTGCGGTCTGCACCACCGGAATCACGCACCCCCTGCACGTGCTTGATTGGGACTATCAGCAAATTCAAGGCGCGACGCTGGAGCAGTGGCTGCCGAGCGTGTTTGAGCGCCTTGAGGAGCTGTGCGTTCTGACCGCTGCCCGTATGGGCTCGGCGGGCGTGTTCATCGAAGACAAGGCTTCGGGCATGGTGCTGCTGCAGCAGGCCGCGAATCACAACGAGCGGGTCCAGCAGCGCGGCGATGGCATGATCTGGGACGCCAAGCCCATTGACAGCAAGCTCACCGCCTTAGGTAAAAAGGAGCGAGCGGGCAACGCGAGCCCCTACGTCTCGGCGGGTGAAGTGAAGGTGACGCAGGAAGCCTACGACAAGGTCGTGACCTTCAAGGGCTCCACCAAGAACCATTTCATGTCGCAGGTGCTGCGCTTTTCGATGGATTCGAAGGACGACTCGCCTGATGATTGTCTGGACGTGTTCACCTACGGTTGCGCCATCGGCCTCGGTGGCCGGGGAGGATTCTAAAATGGCTGAGCTGTGGTGGTTGATCGAGACTACGCTGGGCGACACGCCCTCGTACTACAGCAAGACCGGCTTTTGCAAAGTCGCGGACCACGGCGAACGTTTTCCGTCGCGCGCCGCTGCGGAGGCTGTTGCGAAGGGCATGCGCACGCCGACACGCGTGGTGGAACATTGTTGGGAGCAATATGAAAACCGATAATTTGAAGATGCTGAAATTCATTCCCGGTGCGCACATGCTGCATCGGTTGTCGTTGGCCGCTAAGGCGACCTCGGCGGAGAACAAGCGACTGCGCCAGGAGCGCGACGCGAACAAGCGCCTGAAGTGGGTGCAGGCAAACCCCAACTTCGGCGCTCGTGAGTGTGCCCGTCACCGCCAGCAGTCCGCCTACGATGCCGGCCAGGCGCTGCGCCGCGCGTTACCAAGCGACAAGCGCCTGTGGCTGACCGGCGATGCAAAGGGCGATCTGCTGAAGGCCTAATTACTTACAGGGCGCGTAACACGTCCTTTACCGGAGAATTCTCAATGTCCACTTCCCTGATTCAAATCACCGTCGTCATCATCAAGGCCACGGCGACCCTGCCCTCCACCAACGCGGCGTTCGCCGGTACTTCGGTCGTCGTCACCGACTCCACGGGCGTGGCGCAAAAAGCCGTCGTCCTGACCGGTGTCGAGACCCCGACCCCTTGGGGCTTCACCACGTCGGTTGCAGCGGGTGCCGGCACGATCACGGCTACTGACCTCGACTCCACCGGTGCCGTGATCGGTACCCCGGTCACGCAGACCTTCACCGAGGTCGGCAGTCCGCCCCCGGCGACGTTCCCGCAGACCACCGCGATCACCGTCACCCCCGTATGAGCGGCGAAACCCTGCGCACCCTGCGGCGCTTGGAGCAGTTGCTTGAAGAGTTGCTGCGCCTCGTCGTGCGCGTGCTGGACCGTCAGACGTACCCGGCGACGCAAAGCGTGCAGGTCAAACCGAGTTCGCGGCACTAAAACCCAAGGCTCTCTCCCTCCTTGGGGCCGTGAAACCCTCGCCGGTAGTTCATCCCCTAAAGGCGAGGCTTTTGGGGGCTCGCCCCGAACAGGGAGAGCCCCTTTTTTCGAACCAGGAATTACCCCCATGAACCTTGCTACCCTGCTGCTGGTTGTCCTGATTGTGTTGGCCATCGGCGGTGCGATCGGTGGCCGGTATCTGCACACCTACGGCATGGGCGGTGGCGGGGTACTGTTGCTTATCTTGATCGTCCTGCTGTTGGTCGGACGACTGTAGAACTAGCGAATGGCGTACAGTGACGAGCTAGGCACCGCGTTCATCGGTCTCGGCGGTAGCAACCTCGACGCGCCGCTGATGCGGCTGCTGATGTGCGACGCGATCGTTCCCGGCACGCAACCCGCATCTGATTCATATGTTTATTTGATTTCGCGCCCCGACGGAAGACCGTGCTATGTCGGAAAGGGGCGTGGTAATCGGTGGCTCGTGCATGCGCGCGGCTCACATAATTCGCATTTAGCCAACATCTACGCAAAAGCGGACGGTGAATTACCGGTTCGTAAGGTGTGCGAAAAGATCTCTGACAAACTGGCGACTGAGCTTGAGGTTTTCTTAATCCAAGAAATTGGCAGGGAAAAGCACGGCGGTCCGCTGGTTAACAAAACGGACGGTGGCGAAGGAACCGTTGGGTTCGACGCACCAAAGTCGGCGGAGCACAGAAAAAAGATTGGCTTGGCGAACATGGGGCGTTTTGTATCGGAAGCGACGTGCCGTTTGATTTCCCAAGCCAACAAAGGCCGCAAGCGCAGTCCTGAAGCAGTGGAACGATCAGCGGCGGGTATACGCGGTCGTAAGCGAGGCGCACCTTCCGCAGAAACTCTTTTGAAAATGTCGGTTGCCTTCAAGGGAAAAAAACACTCTGAAAAAACCCGCCTTGCGATGAGCGCAGCGCGCAAAGGCAAGCCTAAGTCCGAGTCGCATGCTTTAGCGATTGGCAAAGCATTGAAAGGAAGGGTGTACACCGACACCGCGCTTCGCAATTTTCGCAACGGTCAGTTGGCTGTCAGCGCTGAAACTTCCAAGCGTGTTAGTGATTGGCACGCGTCGTTGACAGTCGAACAAAAGAAGCAACGCGCCGCTAACATTGCGGCGGGAATAGCGAAGGCCCGCAAAAAATGAACGACTCTTTTAACAGTGCGTTCATAGGACTGAGCGGCAGCACGCTTAATAGCACGCTGATGGATCTGCTTCTGTGCGATCAAATCCAGCCGGGCTCGCAACCCGACTATCAAATTTGCAAGTCCATCTATACCGACCATCCATTGGGCGGCAAGATGGCCGACGGTCCGGTGTCCATCGCCCAGTCCCAGGCGCGTGAGATCGCGGTGCAGGAAGCCCCGTCCGAGGTTGTGGAGGCATTCATCCGTGAGTGGGAGGAGATGAACGCCGACCCCATTATTCACAACTACGTGTCGCTGTCGCGCGTCTACGGCATTTCGTCTCTGGTCGCGATCGTGGACGGCCAGGACCCCAGCACGCCGCTCGATGTCAACAAGCTCGCGGACCACGACATCTGGTTCAACGTGCTCGACCCGCTCAACACGTCGGGGTCCTTGGTGCTGAACCAAATTCCCACCGCCAAGGACTTCATGAAGCCGGTGCGGGTGTCGGTCAGCGGCGAGACCTACCATCCCTCGCGCACGCAGGTGATGATGAACGAGGCACCGATCTACATCAATTACGTGTCGTCGGGCTTCGGCTTCGTCGGCCGCAGCGTCTACCAGCGGGCGCTGTTCCCGCTGAAGTCGTTTGTCCGCTGCATGATCTTAAACGACATGATCGCCACCAAAGGCGGCACGATCATCGCCAAGACCAAGCAGCCGGGTGCGCTGGTGACCAAGGCGATGCAGGTGGTCGCAGGCATCAAGCGCAACTTCGTCAAGCAGGCGCAGACCGGCAACGTCATCAACATCGACGTCGAGGAGGAGATCGCCTCCATTGACTTGAACAACGTGGACAAGGCCGGCACGTTCGCGCGCAACAACATCGTGCGCGACTGCGAAACGGCGGCCGACATGCCAGCCAAGATGCTCGACCAGGAAACAATGGTGTCGGGTTTCGGCGAGGGCACCGAGGACGCGCGGCGCTGCGCGCAGTACGTGGACCGCATCCGCATGAAAATGCGCCCGGTGTACCGGTTCATGGACAACATCTGTCAGTACCGAGCCTGGAGCAAGCCGTTTCACGAGCGCATGCGCGCGAAGTACGGCGAGGGTGTGCCGGCGAGCTACGAGGACGCGTTCAGCCAGTGGCGCGAGAACTTCTCCGCGACGTGGCCATCGCTGCTGATCGAGCCTGAGTCAAAACAGGTTGAGGTCGAGAGAATCAAACTCGAGGGGATCATGTCACTGCTGACCGCGCTACTCAGTGAACTTGATCCGCTCAACAAGGCCGAGATGATCCAGACCGCGATGGACAACATCTCGGTGAACAAGCGCATGTTCGCGCACGAGTTCGCCATCGACGGCGAGGCGCTTCTGACGTTCTTGGAGGAGAAGCAGGCGCAACTTGCGGAGTCGCACGAGACAGTCATGGCAAATCCGCCCGCGAAGCCGGTCGAGGGCGCGAAGCCCAAGGGGCTGCCGAAACTGGGAGCTGTGAAGTGACCGAAATATGCCCGCGGAGCTGTGAAGTGACCGAAATATGCCCGCGATTTGAACCGGGTCCGTGGACGTTTACCGGCGAGTGCGATTGGGAAAAGCATGAAGACCGAACCTGTCAGTATTGCGGTTCACTGCACCCTGATGTGTTGATGGCGCGGATTGAGGCGGGTGACGTGCGCATCTCAGCGACCGACAAGAATTACAAGCTGTATGTCAGCAATGCGGGCGGTGTACCTTTCAAGCAAACGTTTCGCAATTGCCCGCCGAAGGCCGACTGCACCTACGAGAATTGCACGCATTGGGTGACGCGCGAGCGCGACACTGCAAAATTCTACTTTCAGCACTTGAGCATTGAGCAGCGCAAGCGCTTCGTGGATTTGTTCAACGAAGGCAAACTGCCCTTTGAAGAGGGCGACGCTTTTTACGTGTGGCCGTTTTTCATGCGGCGCGCTGTATGAAACTCCTCGCCTGGCTCGCCGCCAACGCGCTCTACCTGCTTGGTGACGGCGTATCCAAGCTCATGAGACTGAGTTTGTTCAGTCCCCTGTATCCGCTCTATTGCTGGCTGATGCTGAAATCACTGCGCATCAATGACCGGTACGGTTTGCACGTATGGAAACCCGCCAAGAGTTTATGGGTACGGTAGCGACAGACCCCGTTGCGCTCAAGCAGTCGAAGTGTGGTCATGTGTTTATCGCCAATGGCCAAGACCCGATCTGCGTGCACTGCGGGATCAGCGAGAGCCAGGCGATGAAGAAGGTTGAGAAAAAACCTCCGGCCCAGAAAAGCCTGATCTACAGTGGCTGATTTAGCCGGCTTCTACGATATTCTGACCGCCGCCATCAATGACATGATGGAGCACGGCTTCGACAGCCAGGAGCGCGTAGACCGTTGGCTGAAGGAGATCGAACGTGCCGCGAAGGCCGCGCTGATCCCCGAGTACGCGCTGGCTGAGATGCTGCGCAAGCGCTTAGGCACGGTGTTCAAGCGCACCGCCAGCACATCCAAGCTGATGAAGCGCAACAAGGGCGTAAGCGAGTTCACGCTCGACATGGTGAAGCCGAAACTGCGTGCGGAGTTGGACCGCCGCATCTTGGCGTCCGCCAACCTGATCAAGCTTAACCGCGAGGCTAGCATCGCGCGCACGCTGCAGCGCTTCTCCGGCTGGGCAACGTCGATCCCGATCGGCGGCACCGACGTCGTGAAGCGCAAAGAGGTGAAGCAGAAGGTGCGGCGCGGGATCGCGGGGTTGCCGTTCGAGGAGCGGCGCGTGGTTATCGACCAATCGTTCAAGCTGATCGCGGCGGTGAATGAGATTGTTGCGACGGATGGCGGGGCGATAGCGGGACGCTGGTCTCACGTACCGGAAGGTCCTCCCGAATATGACGCCCGCCCGGTGCACGAGAAACGCAATGGCAAGATTTTTCTGATCCGCAATAGTTGGGCGCATAAGCAGGGCCTCGTCAAGCCTTTGAGCGTCGGCTTCACCGACGAGGTGGAGATGGTGGGCGAACTGCCGTACTGCCGGTGCAGCTACCAGTACCTTTACAGCCCAAGTGAGTTACCCCCCGCCATGCTCACCGACAAGGGCAAAGCAAAGTTGCGCGAGGCACGAGCCGCAATACGAGGATTATCCGATGCGACGTGAAAACGAACTCGACAAAGACCCGTTGCCGCTGCCGAGTGCGTTATCACAGCTGTACGAGGAGAAACGAACCGTCACGGTCGCGGTCACCGTGACGGCGTCAATCGCTCGTCGGATTGACGAAGCTGCGCGAAAAGAAGGCCGCAGCCGTTCACACTGGTGCGCCCGGATTCTGAGCGCAGCGCTGGATCAAGGCGACGATGAAAGACTTGCTGGCATGAGCGATGATCATGGTGTTTGAGAATGGAGCGGAGTGGGCGCTTTGCGCTGAGCCGATCCTCACTGAAAAGATCGTATTGCAGTGACCTTCTACATCGGCACCCCGCACACCAGGAACGCGGGCTACTACTTCAACCGTTACTCGTGCGACGCCAAACTCACCGAGGACGCGGTGCAGACCTGCTCGCACTGCCAGGCCATCATCAAGATGTCCGAGTGGAAGCAGGACGGTGGCTGGTGCTCGCGGTGCGAGAAGCCCTTGTGCAATCACGCCGACTGCATGGCGCAGACCGCGCGCTTGGGCTGCGTGCCGTTCATCCAGCAGCTGGAGAGGCAGATCGAGAACACGATCAAGCTGGAACAGCATTTGAAGATTGCGGGGCTTGAGCCGTCGCCACCCCCGAGACCGTTAATTATCCCTTAAACCAGGCGACGTTTTACCCTTTAGGAGTTTTTCGAAATGGCTCAATTCTCTGCCGCCAATGTCAACTTTACGCCTGTCGCCAACGCGACCCAGCTGAACAACTGGGTGCTGACCCAACTCACGGCCGGCAACATCGCCTCGGTCAAGATGATCACCTGGGGCGGCAGCGGTACGTCGCTCGTCGGCTACCTGACCCGCTGGGCGCGCGTCAACAATACGCCTGCCACGCCGACCAGCTTGGCGATCCAGTCAAGCTCCCCTGGCATCACGCCGAACTCCAGCGTCAACACCTACACCACGCAGGCGACCGGTGCCGCCGCTCCCTCTGGCCTGTTCCAGCAGGCGTGGAACGTGCAGGGTGGCGGTGGCGGCATCGTGCTGCCGATCGGTGGCGAGTGGCGCGTGACCGGTGGTGCGCTCGGCACTGCGTACAACCAGATCGGTTGCGGCAACCTGTCGGGCTCGGATGCGAACTTGAGTTCGTATGGCCTGCAGTTTGAGGAATAGTCCTTAATTTCTAATCCGTGGCGGTGCCTATCCCGCCACTTTAGTTTTTAGAGGAGCCCCTGAGATGGCTTGGGACTTCTCACAGTCGAACGTCACCTTCGACAACCCCCGGTATCTGTTCGACGGGTCGGTGCTACCGCCCAATTCGATCAGCCCTTACGTAGGGATAGCGCCGCAACAAGACCCGACTCCCAACGGTTCCAAGGTTTGGGGCGCCGCGTTCGCCAACACGCAGGGGCCGGTACCTGCGAGGTTCATCTTCGCGCCGGGGCAGTACGACCCCGGACCGCAACCGGTGGTGTTCAAGGCGATCACCTCGCTTCCCGGCGCGATCGTCAACCGCGTCTCGGCAGCCCCGCAAGGCGTGGATCTCAACATCCAGCCTTGGGTAAAAAGCGCGGTGTTGGCGCTGCAGGCGCCGATCATCCAGAAGGTCGTCGTGGCCCCGCAGAGCGTGGACCTGACGATCCAAGGATCGTTCACCCCCGCCTCGACGGGGCCCGCAGCGCCGCTGATTACGCAGTGGTTCGCATCGCCCCAAGGGCTGGATTTAACCGTCCAGGGGACGTTCGCGAGGCCTCTCGTAGCGCCGCCGATCGTACCGGGGCCGCTGGGCCAGTACGTCTCGACGCTGCCGCAGTTTGAGGACCGCCCTACCCGGGCTGTGTGGGAGCCGCTCAAGGGCTTTGCGACCGCGCCGAAGCCGCTGATCGGGGTCCCGCCACAGCCGGTGGACCTGACGATCCAGGGTTACGTGCGGGGCACCGCGCCAGGCGCCCATGGCCGCGTACCCCCGCTCCTGCTCGCGCAGCCGCCGCAGCAAGATTTCAGCTTACAGCCGCAGTTGTTCCGGCCGCTGGCGGTCAGCAATCGACTGCCGATCCGGACGTTTTTCGCCGCACCGCAGAGTGTTGATCTGACGCTGCAGCCTTGGGTGCAGCCGAACGCCCGCAGCTCGGGCGGTGCTGTCCCACCGTATTTGTGGGTGCAACCGCCGCAACAGGACTTTACGTTACTGGGGCAGTGGTTCCCCTCGGCCCCTGGTATCCAGGGGACCACATACCCGAACTGGTTCTTTGCGGAGCCGCAACATGTCGACCTGTCGATACAGCCGCTCTATATCCCGGACGATGCGGTACCTCCGGCAGCCTATGAGTATGCGTTCACTTTGATCGCCATCACGAGCCTGGATCAGCTGCCATTCCCAGCGGCGACTTCAACGATCCTTGAAAACTCAGCAGCCGTCATGACCGCGACGTACTACAGCCAGGCGGGCACGGTGTTCGTGCCGAACTCGGTGCATTGGCAATTGAACGATGTGACCACGGGCGTGCAGATCGTGGCGCCGACTGCGTTGATCCCGGCCACCTCGAATCAAGTCGCTATTACGGCCGCGCAGAACGCGATGATTTCCAATTCACGCATATTTG